GTTTAATGCCAGAAAGATTTTGTGAATGTGTTCCCTCTGTACATGATGAGGAAACTGTGGTTGCTGAGAATCGACTTCCAGTACCACTGTCTGTGCAGGCCGGTTTTCTTCCCAATGGGAGAGACATGGCGGTGGCCAGAATGGTCACCAATACATTTCGCAAAATAGACCGAGCAGCCGACAGATACATCGGCTGGGCCAACTGGTTGGCCGAAAAAGTAGACACTCGACGAGGGACTGATCTTGTCGATAGACTACAAACTTTGGAAAATAATTGGTTGTTCAAATGGACAAATTGGATACCCGAATACATTTTCACACATTTTGATTTGGCACGAAATATTACTGTGCTAAGAATGCTCACCAGATCTCGAATACTTGAGATGGTGTACTTGATATTATATCTATTATTGTGTGGAACCGCATATGTAGCACACACCCATGATGTGGTGCTTGCTACGCTGTATGCTTCGTGCGTATTGCTCGTCCTATCTGCTGTGATTAAGGTAGAAAAGGACAGGTTGTACACGCGATTGGTTAGGGACAGGGAGGCTGTTCCAGTTGTTGTCCAAAGATTCAGAGACGGTCACGTCGCATGGGTAGCCGGAGCTTGCTTAATGCTTGCCACGGCATATATGGCGGCAAAGTTTTACAGACAGTCAAGGAGGAGTATGTCTCAAAGCAAAGAGATAATCTCTTCCATTGGAGAAATGTTTTCGCCGCAAGGAAATATTAATCCGAAGACTATGGAGGACATAGCTGCCCGTGACAGTGAAGTTTCTGAGTGGAAGAAACCCACAGTGCGAGAATTACCAACTAGCGTGAGGAGGAAGACTACTTCTCATGAACAATTATTGGGACTAGTTGCAAAGAATTTATGCGACATGCAAGTCCTAGTAGCTGAGAGAGAATTTCGCACAAACGTTTTCTTTCCATGTTCTAATGTCATGTTAGTACCAGATCATGTGTTTATTCACGATGAACTGGACTGTAGGATAATGAGGAATAATACTCATGGTGGATCATTTGCCACCAAGATATCCAAGACATTGTCAGTGAAGGTCCCAGACCACGACTTACGTCTAGTTTGGGTCCCTAATGGCGGTGATTGGAAAGACCTCACAACATATCTACCAACTGACAAATGTGAGGATGTACCCGCTACCCTCATATATAAGAATGTAGCAGGAGACGTTACAAAATCCCCTACTTTTGCAAAATTTGGCTATCAAAAATGTGGCAATTTGCAAGCGTACTGGGGTGCAAAGTATGAGCTAACTATAAACACATTTCGCGGATTGTGTATGGCTCCTTTGATTAGCGAAGAAAGAAGTCCCGCTATAATAGGATTTCATTTAGGCGGTCGAGACGGATCAACGACAGGTTGTTGTGGTTCCATCACCGCCACAAATCTTGCTGATACTATGAGAGTTTTATCACGCAAGCCAGGAGTACTGCTGTCTCATGACACCGGAACAGCACGAACTGAAATTTTAGGAGTCCAATTTTACGAAGGACCCCAAATTCACCCTAAGAGTCCAGTTAATTTTATGGACGAGGGTAGTGAAATATCTGTGTACGGCTCATCTACGGGACGTGCCAAATATTATTCAGATGTCGTGCAGACTCCCATATCATCTTCTGTGGCCAAACACACAGGATCAACAAACAAATGGGGTCCACCCAAATTTGGAAGTGGGCACCCATGGCACAGAGCTTTACAGACGATAGCTCATCCGTCACCAGGTGTTCCAGGCAATTTATTGCACTGGGCAGCCAAAGATTATTTGGATGCCGTATGGGGTCCATTACAAAAGATGGAGAGGCTTGTGAAGGAAACCGTGCCCCTGACACGATTACAGACGGTGAACGGAATCAAAGGCAAGAGATTCATAGACAGAATGCCAAGCAACACTTCTATTGGCCACCCACTGAAAGGACCTAAAAGTCGATATTTTGTCGATATAAGTGATCCCGAGGACCCAGATAGTGTTGATATTTATGATTTCCCAGACTACGTATGGGAGGAAGTAGATTTGGCATTACGAATATATAACCGCAATGAGAGAGTACATAGTGTTCTCCAAGCGTACTTAAAGGACGAGGCAACGTCCAAGGACAAAGTGCGCACATTTGCGGGATTGCCTGCAGCAATGCAGATAATAATTCGTATGTTTTTCTTACCAGTAGCCA